GGGAGATGATTAATAAATTAGATTTTGATGAAACTATAAAGATTAGAGAATTGGCAGAAATACTAGGGATAAGTGAAAGACAGATTCAAAGATTGGCTAAAGAAGGTGTGATTAAAAAAAACGACAAAGGTAAATATTTGTTTTATCAATCGGTTAAAGATTATATTGATTATTTGCGTGAATTGGAAAGCACTCCTCAACAACTTCAGGAAGAAAAATTGAAGAATGAAATTGATTATCTGAAAACACGGGATAGAAAAGAAAAAATAAAAATTAAGATATTGGAATCCGATTTACATGAGGCGAATGATGTGAAAAGGGTTATGAATAATATAATTGCAGGATTTAAAGGGCAATTACAGACCATGCCATACAAACTTGCACCGCTTGTTATAGGAGTTGAAAATTTAGGGGAATTGCAAGAGATAATATCGGATAATATTAATAGCATTTTGAAAGAATTATCAGAATACGACAGAAGCAAGTTCGTGAAAAATAAGGAATATGTAATCGAAGATGACGATGAAGAAGAATAAAAAAATAGAAAAAATTGATGTTAAGCAAAAAACAATTGATTTATTTTCCGAAATTTTAAAAGAAATCGCACCGCCACCAAAACTTACGATAGACCAATGGGCAGATAAATATAGAATATTAAGTTCTAAATCGAGTGCCGAACCAGGACGATGGAGTACTGATAGGGCACCGTATCAAAGAGATATAATGAAAGCAATATCAGATAGTAAAACAGAAATAATCGTTTTAAAAATGGGAGCGCAAGTGGGAAAAACTGAAATTTCATTGAACACGTTGGGATATTTTATTGATTATTTACCAAGTTCGATTATGTATTTGATGCCAACAAAAGAATTTGCACAGGAATTTGCTTCTACTAGATTTATGGATATGGTTAGAAGTACTCCTAGGTTAAAAAATAAGATAATTGATGAAGAAACAGGAAGAGATACAAAAAAAATCAAAGAATTTTCAGGAGGTTATGTTGTATTTACTGGATCTGGTAGCGCTAGTGAATTAGCGAGCAGACCAATAAGAGTAATTTTAGCTGATGAGGTGGATAGATTTGAAAAATCAGTTGGGGATGAGGGAGATGCTGTTGAATTAGCAATAAAAAGAACTCAAACTTTTAAAGGTAGCAGAAAAATTGTGCTAGTATCAACTCCTACTGTAAAAGGTGATAGTAAAATAGATTCAATGTTTCAAATAGGGACACAGGAAAGTTTTTATGTACCTTGTCCTTGTTGTGGAAGTTATCAAAAATTTGTCTGGAAAAATTTTGATTTTGAAACTTGCGGCATTAAATGCGAGGATTGTGGAGAAATATCTGATGAAATTAGCTGGAAAAAAAATAGAATATATGGCGAATGGTTAGCAGAAAATCCTGATGTAAAAGATGAAGAAGGAAATATTAATCTTAAAATGCGTTCTTTTCATCTAAATGAGTTTTATAGTTCATGGAGTGATTGGAAAGATATTAAGGAAAATTTTTTAAGGTCAAAAGGCAATCTTGAAATGATGAAAGTATTTACTAATACGGTCTTGGCTGAAACCTTTGAAGAAAAAGAAGATACTCTTGATTGGCAAAAAATACTAAACAGACGTGAGTATTATCATTGTGAAATACCTGAAAATGTTAATGTCCTTACTTGTGGAGTTGATGTTCAAGATAATAGACTGGAGTACGAGATTGTAGGATGGGCAAAAGATGAAGAATGTTACGGTATCAAATATGGGACTATATATGGAAATCCTGGAGAAGTTTTTGTATGGGATGAATTAGATGATATTTTGGATAAAGAATACTCCTATCAAAATGGAGAAAAAATAAAAATATTATGCACTTGTATAGATTCAGGAGGGCATTTCACTTCTGAGGTGTATGCTTTTGTAAAAATTAGAGAGCATAGAAGAGTATTTGCGATAAAAGGAATGGCTGGATCACGTGAAATTGTATCGAAACCAAGTAGGCATAACAAAGGGAATATAGCACTTTTTCCAGTTGGAGTAGATAGTGCGAAAGATACTTTGTTTTCCAGATTATTGATAGAAAAAGTTGGTAAAAATTATTGTCATTTTCCGATAGAAGAAGATAAGGGTTATGATGAAGCGTATTTTAAAGGATTGACAAGCGAGAAAAGAGTTAATGTAGTAAAAAAAGGGGTTAGAAAGTCTGAATGGAAATTAGTTCCAGGCAGAAGAAATGAGCCGTTGGATTTACGGAATTACGCTTTTGCTGCGCTTAGAATAGCAAATCCTAATCTTGAAAAAAGATATTCAATGGGAAATGTGAAAACAAAAACAGTTATAAAAAAAAGAAAAATATTGTCGAAAGGAATTTAATAAATGGGAAAATCAAATTATTCAAGAGAATATATTTTAGAAATGCTCACAGAGTATACCAAAGCAGAACGGGCTGTCTTGAGTGGAAAAAGCTATAAGATAGGAACTAGAGAACTCACACGAATGAGTATTGATGAAATAAGAAAAGGCAGAAGCTATTGGGAAAATGAACTGCAAAAAATAAATGGCAGGGGTAACAGGAGAGTAAGAAGAGGTGTTCCTAGAAATCTTTAGTGGAAAAGGAGGTGTTTTATGAATTTTATTGATAAATTAATAACAGTGTTTAACCCAGAAAAAGGACTTAAAAGATTTCAAGCAAGAAGAAAACTGGAAATTCTGAATACTGGATATTCAAATCACGGTGCTTCAACTACTAAAAAATCAATGTTGGGTTGGCAAAGTACTGGTGGCGGAGTGAAGAAGGACATTTATAAAAATCGTAAAAAATTGATTGAGCGTTCAAGAGACTTATATATGGGAACTTCTGTTGCTACTGGGGCATTAAAAACTATTAATACGAATGTTGTTGGGAGCGGATTAAAATTAAAGTCTGCTATTGATAATGAGACAATAGGTATTAGTGATGAAGAGGCAGAAACTATAGAAAGTTTGATAGAAAAAGAATTTGAGCTTTGGTCGAAAGATAAAATTGATAATTTGGGAACTATGAACTTTTATCAGATTCAGGAACTTGTATTTTTGACGGTATTAATGAATGGAGAATGCTTTATAAAATTGAATTATTTTGAAACTCCAAAAAATCCATACAGTTTAAAATTAGAAATTTTAGAGCCTGACAGAATATATACTCCAAACAATATGATTTCAGATAAAAGTGTGGTTGAGGGTGTGAAAATAGATAAAAATGGAAGAATTGAAGGCTATTATGTTTCATCTGAACATCCATTAGACGCAACTGGGGGAGTAAGCGAGAAACTTATAAAAGTTTATGGAAGTGAAAATCAAAAAAATATAATACATCTTCTTTTCACAGAAAGACCTGAACAGGTAAGAGGGATACCAATATTATCTCCAGTTATCGAAAATCTAAAACAGCTTGGAAATTATACTGAAGCCGAACTAATGGCGGCAGTCATAAGTGGAATGTATGCAATTTTTATCGAAAGCGATGCTGAAAATTCAAGCGGCGCTGATGTAGGCGAACTTGAAGCAGTTGAAAATGATTTGCTGGTAGATTCAGAAGATGAAACTACTATAGAACTTGCACCAGGAATGGTTGTAGGACTTAATCCAGGAGAAAAAGCGAAAGCTACTAATCCAGGAAGACCTAATGCACAGTTTGACCCTTTTGTTACAAGCATTTTAAGACAGATAGGAAGTGCTTTGGAAGTTCCGTATGAACTTTTGATAAAGCATTTTACAGCAAGTTATTCGGCAAGCCGTGCAGCACTTCTGGAAGCGTGGAAAATGTTCAGGAAAAGGCGTGAATGGTTTGTAGAAAATTTTACACAGCCTGTTTATGAGGAATGGCTGAACGAAGCATATTTGCTTGGAAGAGTGGAGCTTAAAAACTATGGAACTGATTTTCTTATAGATAAAGCATGGTGCGGCTCTCAATGGAACGGACCGTCTCAAGGGCAAATAGATCCGTTAAAAGAAGCTAATGCGGCAGTTATAAGAATCAATAATGGATTATCGACTAGAACGAGAGAAACCGCAGAATTAAACGGAGGGGATTTTGAGCAAAATGTAAGAGTTTTGGCAAAAGAAAATAAATTATTAACAGAGAAAGGAGTGGTAATAAATGCCCAAACAACTCAAATTTTGGAACGTGATGAAGAATGATGAGGAAAAATCAGCAGAACTGATACTTTATGGAAGCATTGGAAGTGATGAATATTGGGATGATATATCTGATAAGGCGTTTAAACAGGACATTGAAAATCTTGGTGACGTGGAAAACATAACTTTGCATATAAATAGTCCAGGTGGGAGTGTATTTAGTGCTGTAGCAATAGCGAATACTCTTAAAAATCATAAGGCTAAAATAACAGCAAATATAGATGGATTGGCAGCAAGTGCGGCAACTATCATAACAAGTGCCTGTGATACTGTAAAAATGCCTAAAAATGCTTTGTTTATGGTTCATAATCCAATTACTTTTGCATACGGAAATAATCAAGATATGCAAAAAACGCTTGAAATGCTAAATAAAGTTAAAAATAGCATTATCGAGACATATTTAAATAAAGCAAAGACTGATAAGGAAACATTGTCGGAATTAATGGATAATGAAACCTGGATGAGCGCAGAAGAAGCTAAGGAATATGGATTTATCGATGAAATATTAGATGAAAATGTGGAAAAAGAAGTTATTGAGAATAAATTGATTATAAACAATATGGCTTTTGACATTTCAAGATTTAAAAATTTTAAAGAAAAGAAAATTCAGGAGCCAAGAGTGATAAATATTTCTGTAAATAGTACAGGAAGTCCTGAAGAAATAGCTGATAAATTTAGAAATATATTAAATTCGACAGAAAATCAGAAAAATGAAGGAGGAAATATGACGTTAGAAGAGTTAAAAAACAAATTTCCAGAACTTTACAATCAAGTCTTTGATGAAGGGAAAGAAGCTGGAATAACTAAAGAAAGGGAAAGAATGAGAGAAATTGATAACTTGGATGTATCAAATTATTCTGAACTTGTTGAAAATGCTAAATATAATGAGCCAGTAGAGGCTAGTGTGTTAGCAGTAAATATTTTGAATAAACAGAAGGAAGAAAGAATTCAAAAATTACAAAATATTAAGAATGATAGTCAAAATAACTTTACACCGCCAGTTCCAAATAATGGTACAGCGGAAAATAATGAAGAGAAAAAATTTATGGGAGTAAATATTTCAAACATTTTTTCTTTAATGAATAAAAAAACAGAGGAGGGTAAATAATGGATTTTATAACAAAAGGCAATGAATATGCTAGCGAACAGTTTTTAAGTGGTACAGGGCATAAATATATGGAATTTGAAGTGCCACAAGGTAAGAATGTAAAAAGAGGAGACGCTGTAAATGCAGGTGCTGAACTTTCAGATGGGACGGATTTATTTGGAATAGTTATGGAGGATGCAGATGGAACAACTGTAAAAACTAAAACAACTGTAGCTATTTCAGGAGAATTTATATTTGAAGGGCTGAAAGTGAAAGCGGGAACACAGAAAGCAGGCTTTACAAAGGCAGCTAGAGATAAAGGGATTGTGATAAAAGGATTAGGAGGTAAGGAATAATGCCAGCAGTAATAGAATTTATCGGGTTGTATGATCAGAATGTGATTAGACCAAAATCATTTATAAAGGACAGTTATTTTAAAAATAGGAAAACATCGGAAAATCAAAAAATGGAAATAGAATTTAGAAAAGGAAGACAGCTTGTCGCACCTTTTGTATCTGAATTTATTCCAGGAACAGAAATGGTAAAGAACACTTACGAAAGTAAATTTTTTCAAGCTCCAAAAGTAGCACCAAAAAGAACTTTTTCAGCTTTTGAGTTATTTTTCAATAAAACGGCAGGGGAAACTATATATGGTGGGAAAAGTCCTGAAGAACGAAAAGCGGACTTGCTTGCTGAATCGTTTGCGGAATTTGAGGAACAGATTACAAGAAGAGAAGAAATTATGTGTACTGAAGCATTGCTTAATGGAAAAGTAATTGTGGAAGGTGAAGGAATAAAAGGAGAAATTAAATTCGGAACAGTTGAAGAAATTACTCCTGCTACTTTATGGACACAGCCTAATGCGGATATAATTGGAGATTTACAGGCGGCTATAACAAAAATTGGAGAAACTACAGGGTTAAGACCTGAAATGATTTTAATGG